ACGAAGTTTCGGGTACAAACTATGTAGCTGGCGGCGTAGCAGTCACATTTGGCACGCCTCCAACAGCAACTAATAGCTCCACAACAGCGGGCGTTGCATTTGTAACACCTTCAGCGAGTATTACTTATACCAACGTAACGTTGACTACGGCATTCGATGCGGTGTTGATTTATAACTCGACACAAAGCAATAAAGCAGTAAGCGTCCATACCTTTGGTTCACAGACTGTGACTGCCGGTACGTTTACGCTTACTATGCCTTCAAACACAACAACCACTGCGCTGATCCGTTTGGCAACAACCTGATCTAGCCCGACTTAAGGGCAGGTCATGGCAACCGCATGGGGCGCAGGGACATGGGGCAGTAACACTTGGGGAGGGCAGCAAGCGGCCCTAACCGGTAATGCTGCGTCCGGCTCTGTCGGTACAGTTGGTTCTAGTAGAACAGTTGCCCTTACAGGCGTTAGTGCCTCGGGTGCTGTTGGCTCGGTTGCGGAAACAAATAGTGTCACGGAAAACGGTGTTGTAGCCGCCGGTGCTGTAGGTACAGTAGTTGGTTCGCTTTCTGTGGCCCTTACGGGTGTTGCAGCCGCAGGTGCTGTTGGAAACGTTACAGAAGTAAACGATATTGCGGAAAACGGTGTTGTAGCTACAGGTGATGTAGGCACTGTAGGTAGCTCTCGCTCTGTGGCTATTACGGGTGTTGCAGCCGCAGGTGCTGTAGGCACTATGACTGGCGAAGTTGTCCAAAATGCAGACATAACGGGTGTTCAAGCTGTTGGCGCGGTTGGCACGGTTCTCATGGGAGAGCGGTTTGTTGCGCTTACCGGGGTATCAGCAAGCGGTGAAGCAGGAGTCATAGTCGCATCTAATAGTTTAGGTGTACTGGGTGTTCAGGCTTCAGGTGCGGTAGATTCTGTTGGTGTAAGTTTAAACTCCGCTCTTACGGGTGTTGAGGCAAACGGCAGTGTAGGCAGTGTTGCCAACGGGGGTATAGATGTTGCAATTACTGGCGTATCTGGTAGCGGCCAACTTGGAGCCGTAACGCCCAGCACTGTTGAGAGTGAAGATGGTGTTATAGCTACAGGTTCTGTAGGCAGTGTTGCTGTTGAACGTGTGGTTGCTTTGTCTGGGGTTGCTGCATCGGGCGAGGTTGGTACAGCTACTTTTGGACTACAGGCTGCCGGTGTTGAGGCTGTTGGTGCAGTGGGTTCTGTTTCAGTTGGAGATAGGTCGATTGCACTGACTGGTGTAGTAGCTTCTGGTTTGATTGGGGATGATGTTCCTGTTAGATCGCTCGAATTGTCGGGTGTATCTGCAGCGGGCGCTGTTGGCACGGTGTCGATTGGCGCAAGGTTGATTGCTATCACTGGCAGTCAAGCAATGGGTAATGTTGGCAGTTTTGGCGTGTTTTATTGGTCGTTAATTGATGACAGCGAAGACGCAAACTGGCAAAATATAAACAATGCGCAGTCTTCGGACTGGACGCTAATTTCTACTTAGGAGCCACAACATGGCAGCAGCAACAACGCAATTGGGTTTAGTAACCCCCACGCAGGGAGACCTTTCCGGTACGTGGGGTAATACGGTTAACAATGGTATTACTGAATACGTCAACATTGCTATTGCGGGCACGTTAAGTTTTGCAGGTGATGGTGCTATTACATTAGCAAATACCACAGGCGATGCTTCGGCAACAAACATTGGCTCCACCACAGCACAGTACATGGTGATTCGTATCACCGGCACGCAAACTGTTACCAAAGTTATAACAGGCCCAAGTTACAGCAAGCTGTACATGGTGGATCACGCAGGTGCTACCAGCGCAGTAACATTTAAAGCTGCTGGTCAGACAGGTGTTTCTGTTGCTGTTGGTGAGAAGTGTTTTGTGTACTACAACGGCACAGATTACGTAAAAGTAGCCACTAGCACAGGTACAGGATCAGTTACCGCAGTATCTGTGGCTTCAACCAATGGTTTTGCTGGCTCAAGTTCGGGTGGTGCAACTCCCGCTTTGACTTTATCAACATCTATTACAGGTGTTCTAAAAGGTAATGGCACTGCGTTGTCTGCCGCTACTGCGGGTACTGATTACGTCACGCCAACGGGCACAGAGACTTTAACCAACAAAACTATTGCTTACGGAAGTAACACGCTTACTGATGTAGTAGGTGTTACAGCAACCCAGACTCTTACTAACAAGACGCTTACTTCACCAACATTAACAACCCCTGTACTTGGTACACCCTCTAGCGGTACATTAAGTTCTTGCACTGTTGATGGCACAAACAAAGTTGGCTATCTCAACATTCCGCAATCAGGTTCTTCCAAGACAACTTCATACACATTAGCTACAACCGACGTGGGTGAGCAGCACAGCAACAATCACTTGCTCAATTACAACGGCATACATTGCAGGCACATTCACTGACAAAGCCACGATGACCTTGGCGGCGGCAGGTGTAGCAACTGTACTGTTCATCACCAGCACTCTGTGCGTTGTTTCAGGAAATGTGACCTAATATGAGTTCAACACAGCAATTATTGTTAGGCGAAGGCGCGGGCGGTGGGGCCGCACCTGTTTACATTGAGGATGTGTTTAGCACATGGGTTTACACAGGCAATGGTGCGTCAGGCCAATCAATTGTTAACGGAATTGATTTATCCACAAAAGGTGGATTAGTTTGGCTAAAGTCAAGAACAACACCATCTGGAAGTTCTGATAATAATCTTTACGATACTGTTCGTGGTGCAAGTCAATTATTGATTTCAAATTCGACAAACGCACAAACAACAGCGACACGATTAAGTTTTCAGACAACTGGATTTAATCTAACCAATGAAGCATCTTCAACTAATGAAAGTGGAGTTCGTTATGTTTCATGGACATTCCGAGAGCAACCAAAGTTCTTTGATATTGTGACTTATACAGGGAATGGTTCTACACAAAACATTGCACATAATCTTGGTTCTGTTCCGGGGTGCATCATTGTCAAGCGTTTAAATAATGCAAGCAATACAGGCTGGCCCGTTTATCATAGATATGACTACACACGACATGGTTTTTTAAATACAACCGACACCTTTACTACTGCTCAAGAAGAAACTTGGTTTGGTAACAATCTTATATCCGTTGCGCCTACTAGCACTGTTTTTACAGTTGGTAGCAATCAAGATATAAACGCAAATACCAATACATATGTTGCATACATATTTGCCCACAACGCAGGAGGCTTTGGCCTAACTGGTACAGACAATGTGATTTCGTGTGGGTCTTATACGGGTAACGGCTCTACAACTGGCCCTGAAATCAATCCGTCAGGCGACAACACACCTATACTTACGCCTGATTCATCACAAGCAGAAGACCTTGACAGGGTTGCAATTCCAACGTCTACAGGTTTTAGGCTTGTAAGTAGCACAACAAATTACAACGGCTCTGGCGACAATTACATCTACATAGCCATTCGTAGAGGCCCGATGAAAGTGCCTACGAGTGGGACTAGTGTGTTTACACCAGTAGCATCAAGAAGTTCAGGAACAAGTCAATCAACGCCAATCTTTAATGCAGGATTCCCAGTTGATTGGTTACTAACTGGAATAAAGGCTGGTGGAGGTTCATTTTCAATCCCTCGACTGACGGTGGGCCAAATCGGAACCGCTACAACAGATGCAGAAACTTCAGCAAGTGCCACATATAACTTTGGTGGAATGTTAGGTATTTTGAGTGCATCAGGAGGGGATTTAAGTAACGCTACTGTTTGCGGTTGGAACTTCAGACGCGCCCCTAGCTTCTTTGATGTTGTTTGCTATACAGGGACGGGAACTTCAACCAATGTTACGCATAACTTAGGCGCTGTTCCTGAAATGATGATTGTCCGAAATAGAAATATTGGTGACAATTGGGTTGTTTATCACAGCGCCCTTGGGAATGCCACTCAAATAGTTTTGAATGAAGCAAATGCAAGTGGTGGTTCTTCTGCTTGGAATTCAACAACCCCAACAAGTGCAGTTTTTAGAGTTGGTACAAGTGGAACTGTTAATGGTTCTGGACGAACTTATGTCGCCTATTTATTTGCAACTTGCGCAGGTGTTTCCAAAGTAGGAAGCTACACAGGCACAGGCGCACTTCAAACTGTCAATTGTGGCTTTACATCAGGGGCAAGGTTTGTACTCATCAAACGCACTAACAGTACAGGTGACTGGTGGCTTTATGACTCTGCTCGTGGCATCACATCTGGCAATGACCCTTATGTATTTCTTAACAGCACAGCCGCTGAAGTAACAAACACAAACTATGTTGACACCGACACAACTGGCTTTAAGGTTACAGCCGCCGCACCAGCAGGTTTAAACGCATCTGGTGGCACATACATCTTCTTGGCAATCGCATAAGGAAAAATCATGCAAATACGAATTCGCGCAACAGGCCAAGTGCTACTCCAGCACGAGTGGGAAAAGTGGGTTGCTCAGACCTATGCAAAGTCCTTGAGTGGCATATCTGAAGAGGCGGTCAACCGCTTTGAGTCAGACATTGTATTTGAAGGCTCACAAGCCACAGGCGGCACTGTCTACCAATACTCACAGCGTGATGGCGTAGAGCAACTTGAAGGCAAGTGGTACACCAAGTACATCCTTGGCCCTGTGTTCACAGACGGCGAGACAACCGCCGCAGAACAGGAAGCCGAGTACAAGGCCCGTAAAGATGCTGAGCAAGCTGCAAGTGTACGCAACCAGCGTACAGAACTGCTCAAGGACAGCGACTGGACACAGATTGCCGACAGCACCGCAGATAAGACTGCATGGGCAACATATCGTCAAGCACTGCGTGATGTACCATCTCAAGCTGGTTTCCCTTGGACAATCACTTGGCCTGACGCTCCTTAATCATGCGGGACTGGGCTGAAGCATTGATTGCCGCAGCCTGCCTTGTGGCCTTCGTAATCTTTAGTACGTACATAATTGCATGGAGTTGGGGGTGAAATGATTGACATTACCAAAGCAATTGGAGCCGTTGCCGCTACCGTTGCCGCACTAGGCGGCAGTTACACGCTTGCCGACAAATTTGGTTGGTTTGACCGCGCAATCATTGAATGGTCGCCTGAGAACTTTAAGATCGTGGCAGAAGCTGGCAAGCCCATCAATGTCACGGTTGCGCGGATAAAGA